GTTTGGGAGCCGAGGTAGGTTGAGAGCACCCAGCCGTCTTATTGCGCGAAGAGATCGTCGGGGTCTTGCTCCATCAGGTAGGCGAGCTTTTGCCGGTCAAAAGAGGACACGCCATACTTTTTGAGGTAGTCGGCGGTCAGCACGTAAGTAAGCGACTTGCTTTCCTTGACGAGTCCCACCGTGTCCAGGCGATTCACTTTCATGCTGCACTCGACCTCGGACAGCCCCGTCAGCGCTAACGCAAACGTGGCCAGCGGAACATCAAGCTCCAAGAACTGAGTTCGGCTGCCGCCATCTCGCACCACCATCCTGATAAATGGCTCGTCAGAGAGGCTGCTGCTGCTTGGCCGGCTGATGGTCAAGTTAGCTTTGAGCATCGGGGGCCTCTTTCGGTTTGAGCTTTTGCGTGACCACTTCGAGGACGGCCACCATGTCAAAGATCGGCACCTCCTCGTTGTGACGGTTCATCACGCGCACGATGCCGCCCAACCCAGAGGGCTGGACGGTGTGCGTCCAGGGGAACGTCCCCTGGATAGCCTTGAATTGTGCGTCTGTCATTCGTGACTTACCGTTTGTCGTCGCGGAAACGCTTGAAGCGCGGGTGGCGCAGCGAACCGTCAGGGGTGATCTCGTGGAACTCGACCTCGATGACGCGTCCAATCAATGCTTCGCGGTCTTCCCAGAAGCTCTGACGTTGGCTGTCGCTCAGACCGCTTCCCACGTTCACACGCACCGCAGCCGGATGGTCGTGGTTCGCACCGTGCGCACCGTTCTCGTGGCACTTCTTGTCGAAGGCAACGATGATCGCGCCGAGCATGCCCTCGTACTTGCCAGTGCCCTCTTCGTAGCCGACGATCGGTACATCGGTCGATTCTTCAGCCTTGATCTTCATCCAGGCATGGTTGCGACGACGATGGTAGAAAGCCTTCGGCTCCTTGATGATGAGGCCCTCCAAGCCACGCGCACGCACGCTTTCGTACAGCGCATGAATCTCAGCCTCGCTGGACACGAGATAGCGCGGCAAAAGCTGCACGGGGCCTTCAGCCTTGTGCCCCACCATGTCTTCGAGTTGCTGGCGGCGCTCGGTGTAGTTCTTGCTGCTTGGCACCTTGTCGTCTTCTTTGAAGAGCGACTGAGGCAGCATGTCAAACACATTGAAGATGGCATCGGTTGCCTGAGCATCCTTCTTGCGCACTTCCGAGACGGTTTTATTGAACGATCCTGAGACGATCTCGCCATCGAGCACGACTTCCCCAACCTCGTCGGCACCGTGCTTGTCGTAGAGTTCATCCATCACGCCCGTATCGGTCGCCTCGCCGTCCGGCAAGCCCAGACTGTCGTACTCGTCATGCGCCTTTTCACGCAGTGCGTCACGATAGTTGCTCACCGTATCCAGAATTGGCTGCTTCAGGTGGTCGAATGTCAGAAACTCTTTGCCCGAACGGGAGAAGAACCCAACCTTCCAGTTGAACAGATCAACGAACGCCAGCACGCGCACGCCGTCCAGCTTTGGTTCAGCCACTTGCGGCCAAGACTTGACGCGAGCTGGCTCAAACTTGTGCGCCAGCATGCAGTCGAACGTGGGGATGCTGCGGGGAATGGCTTTATTGACCGTGGACTCGGAGAAGCCGGCACGCAGGTCTTTGGAGATGATGCGCCAGAACAGTTCGCTGGAACTTTCAGTCAGGCGACCCAACTCTTCCGAGACAGCGGTCTTGGCGGCATTGCCACTCAGTGCGCGAGTGCGCAACTGGTCAAGCACGTTCCAAGTGGAGTCGTCAAAGGCGACCTTCTCGGAAGGCACCATGCCTGGCTGCTCGGGGCGTTTGGCCAGGCCGTAGGTCTTGAAGGGGCCCACCTGACTATGTCTTTGGCGTAGGTCGCGCGATCCCGTAAACGGGGCGCTTAAGTCTAGAAACAAGTGCCGCGAAGCACCGGTCCTATGTAACCAAATAAGTAAAACAACGTTGCGAGTAGTGGTATTTCAAAGTCGCGTGAGCTCCCACTTATGCTACACCTCACAAGTCGTTCCACAAAGTCGGACTAGAGTCAAGCTCAACA